TGTTATACTATTGTGAGTGACCGTTTCACAAATTAACGGTGAGTGAAATAGCAAACAGCGGTCCCTTATCTAAGGCGCCTTGATAGGCGTTTTTTAGTACATAATGATATTTGCACCTTAACGGGTGCTTTTTTATTGAAAAGAGAAACTATGAAAATAGATGACGAGTATGGTCTTGTCGCCAGTGACTATGAATTAAACATCTACCGCAGGCTAGACAGGCAACAAAAATATAATAAGAAACACAAGAAGGCATCTAAACGCAAGTCGAATACGGACAAGCGCAAAGATGCCTTTTATGATGATAGGAAGTGGCGATAATGGGCTACACAAGATGGACTGATGAATTAAAGAAGCGTGTTCAAGAATTGAGTGAGCAAGGACTTGATTCAAGAAATATAGTTGAAAAACTTTATGAAGAAACAGGCGTTTATTATGCGCAACGTTCCGTTCAACGATATGCAAGTGTAAAAGCACCACAACCTCATAACGATGAAAACGACCATTTTAGTATTGAGCCTAAATATACATACGGTAGCGACGGTAAGGTTGATGATATTAAAATCACAGCTAAATATCTATTACTGAATGAGCAGACACAAAAGACACCAGAAGATATCCTTGAGTATCTT